TATTAAAGCGATTAAAGGATACGGTTGGCGGGCTTGGCGTTGCTCAATCTGAAACAATTGCAGGAAAAGAAGATTACACCGCGCAGCTACATGAGGAGCTTGCCTTACAAGCAAATCTAGCAACTTATTACGGGCCAGCAGTAGAGCTTTACAATAAAGGACTTCAAGTTGTAATTGGCGCACTGAAAAAAAGGAACGATCTCGAAAGGCATATATTAGAAAATGGCGCTGAAACTTCTGCAAGATTAAAGGCTAATTATGCCGACAACTTGAAGCAAAAGGCGTTAGACGAAAAAATTGCAACAGATAAGATAACTGCTATTGAACTGGAAAAAAATCTATTCTCATTAAAGAAAGAATTAAATGAGCAAGACACAATTCAAAATGAATTAAGAAAAAGCTACTCTAAATATTTGTCAGAAAAAAGAGAAGAAGTTTCTATAGAAAAAGAACTACTTGCTCTACAAACATCAACGTTAGGCCCTAGAGGAAAGTTAGGCGCTGAGTTCGCTGCAAAAACAGCGACAGCAGGAAAAGGCGGTACTGACGAAGAACAAAACGCATTAAGACTCGCGCTACAAGAAAAGTTTTTTGCAAGCCTAGAAGAATTAGACGCTAAAGATATTCAGCGATACGAGCAAGAGCGCGCACGAAGAATTGATATCGAAAGAAACCTAACTGACGAAAAAGGCCGGATAGATATCAATGCCCGTGAAATGGCAAGAAATCTAGCGTTAGATCAAATCTTTTCAGAAGAAGAAACACAACAAAAAATAATTGAGATTTATCAAAATGCAGCAGATAAAAAATCCAAGATTGATGGAGTTGCGGCAAAGAAACATCAAAACCAATTACTAAGTGCGGCCAATAGTGCGGCGTCAATAGCTCAAAATACCGCGCAGACTTTAATAGCGGTGGGCATAGCTAAGGATAGAAAATTCAGAGGTATTGCAGCAGCAGAAGCTACAGTTAATACTGCGGTGGCAGCGACAAGAGCCTATCGAGACTTGGGCCCAATAGCAGGGCCAGCAGCAGCGGCGGCAATAGTTGCCGCAGGTGCTTTACAGATAGCCAATATTTATTCTGCATCATCGACTGGCGCAACCGGAGCACCAGTAGCGCCGCCAACACCAATTCAGCAGCAAGAAGAAAGATTTGATACTGGCCCAGTAGTCACGGTTAATGTTTTCGGCAACTTCTACGGTAACGATTCTTTTGAAGATTTAATCCGAGACTCTGTAATCGACAATATAAGTAACAATAATGTAAATCTAGCCACAGAGTCAGGCGAACCGATTTTGGTGAATCCATAATGCACATACAGTACACAGCAACACGCTCAATTCAAACAAGTCATGTGGTAAGTGCGTTAGTCACAGACTCTACAATCGATACGGCTTGCGGGGTTAGCTGGACTTGCGGCACTAATTGGGCGATTGCTTCAGGCAAGGCGGATCATACAGTGGGCAGTATTGCATCGTTCTCTCAGATTGCGACATTTACTGCTGGGTATGCTTATAACGTGACATACGATGTTATTGGCCCTGGTACTGGTAATGCCGGTTCAATAGCTGCCAGAATTAGAGACTCAGATGGCGCGTCAACCCCATGTCCTGATAATACAACAACTTCTGTAAGCGAGATAATCGTAGCCGGAACTGGCGATCAGCTTTTGAAGCTTACACCTACAAATGACTTTAACGGTTCGATAGATAATATTTATGTTTCTTTAACAACTCAATGGGATTTATATCCAGCGACAGGCATTATTTTTCCTAAATGGAGCGATATAGTAAAGCAGCGTAGAACCGATTACGGAAACACTCGCACTATCCGAAGGGGTCGAGATAAAACATGGGTAATTACTACCGAACCAATTTTAAGAACAACTACCGAGTCTGACTACGAAGAATTTTTTGATTCTGTATCAGGCGGCGAATCTTTTACGATTGACCCGTACAGAGCCTCATCCGGTGACTCTGCCGACAATCCAGTGACGGTTATTATGGTTCCAAATAGCATGACAATGAATAGATCTTTAACAAGTGATTACTTCACGATTTCATTCACAGTCAGAGTGCTTCCATGAGATACAACAATACTGCGAGTGAAAAATATAAATCATATCTTGGTCAAAGTTCTGTCGAGTCTTATTTCACAGTTCAAATTGACGTGTCAAACGGTGCAGGCACAGATTATATATACATAACCAACTCAACATCCGCACAGCATCCGGTCGCGGCAACTGTCTACGATAATTTATTAGATTTCTATGGTTCAACAACTCAAGGGTTGAACTTTAGTTCTCGAATTTCTTCAATCGGAAATCTAATTGTAAAGTTAATCGATGAAGATAAAGTTTTCAACGATGCCATTATCGCAATGGAGGCGAACGGTTACTCGTTGACTGATGCAGAGATTGTTGTCTATGAAGGTTTCGACGACATGACGTGGAGTGAGTACGTTGTCGGACGTGCAGGGTATATTAAAAAATACAAATGGCAAAATGGTGGATATTCGATTGAAGCCAAAGACGCGCAATTACTTTTAAATAAAAAAATATTCCAAGAAAAATCCACGAGTTTAATTCAACCAATTAGCGATACAGATACGTTTTTACAGTTCACTGACATATCGGGATGGGAGCCTGTTGAGCATTCGAATCATTTTACTGATGGTTTAAGTTATGCGACGAATGGCGGTAGTGCGTACTGTACTGGCAACGGAACAGCCTATGTAACCACAACAAATGTTTCTATTCGAAGCCTTATGTCTGATGGCGATAGAATAGATATTAATGGAACTGATTACATAATCGATGAAATTGTAGGTGATAACGGTTTTTACTTAACCACGACTCTTGCCGCTGGAACGTATGATTTTCAAATCTACCCTAAATATATCTATCTAAAAATTGACGATGAAAAAATCCGCTGTCCATATGGCTTTATGGACTTCACCAACCACACGGCCAGTAATGTTGTTCGTGGTGCATTGGGTACTTCTGCAAAAAAACACTCACCTGGCGCTGATCAGTTAGTTAGGAATGGCTCATTTATAAATCTTGGTTCGAGATGGTTTTATTTAAACTGGACTATTTCAACAACACAGCAAAAAATCACACACGACACGGGAAATGTTAATCCACTTTATCAGGAGATAGATAGTCTAGCGGAAAATACAATTTATACCGTTCAGTTTAATCTTTTTAATAGAACTGCCGGCACTGTGACTATTGAATTAGGTGGTACTTCAAGTGCCGCATTATCGGCAAATCAACTACACACAGTACAAATAACAGCAGGTAGTAATGCAAACAAGTATTTACAATTTACTCCGTCAAGCGACTTTGACGGTTCTTTGGATGACATTACTTTAGTTTTAACCCGCGTGAGTAGTGATAAATTAGAAGTTAAACAACACGTCTATTTAGAAATGGAATTAGTCAAATGCATGAAGGCTATTCTTGTCGGTGCTTTGGAAAATCAGACCGGAGAAAATATTCCCTCATATTGGGAGGCAGGTTTAGCAGCGTCAAACTTAGACTTAAGCTCACTCACAGATATCGGTGTGGACATATGGGATGCTACTGCTGAAACTGGCGTTATCATCCATTTCGATGGTGAAAAAGAGCAAGATTGCAAGCAATTCCTAGAGCAGCAGTTACTCATTGGAATGTTCATGATCGTCACGGGCGACAATAAATTAAGCCTAAGACGCCAAGCCAAGTCATCCGCTAAAACAGGCGGTGGCGTGTATTTCGGCGCAGGTAATTCCGCTGGTACTGTCATCGAGGTTTCAGAATTAGCTCACGACACAACACAAGTATGGAATCGTTTTTCGCTGCAGTGGGAATGGTCTGACGTTTTAGAAAAGTATCGCAGAGAAACAGATTTAATCGACGCGACAAGTGTTAGCAAACATGGTGCAAGTGACTATAAGATCGTTAAGTTTCGAGGGTTGAAAGGCTCTAATCATACAACAGAATACGTTACTCAATTATTAGAAAATTATCACTCTGCATTCTCAGGCACGCCTTCATTATTGAGGATAAAAGTCCAGTTTCAAGCAACCGTTCTAGAAGTTGGTGACGTTGTTACTTTGGATATGCACCACTTACAAATCGATACGCCGGTTGATTTAGGATATATGGTTTCTTACTACATTGATGATAATGGGAATCTAGCTCAGAACACAGAGACAAGTATTTATCAGTCTTTCATAGTCACAAGAATTAATACTGACCCGTGGGAGCAAGTTGTCACTTTAGACTTGTACGGTGCAACAGGTGATCCAGATGCCGTAGAGCCAACGGGACGAACCGAAGTATTAGACGACTCATGGTACATCTCTCAAGGTGGCACAGATATAAGCACTTTAGCTGGATATACAACCGGTGGCGGGATAGGTAATTTAACCTCAGACATAACGCTTAATGGAAATGTTGATGGGTCAAACACAAGTGCCATTTATTATCTAGATCGACCTTTAACAATCGACTCAGGCGTGACAATCACAGGCAATAAGAATTTACGTTTTTATATAGCTGGTGAAATAAATATGAATGGCACGTTAGATTTGAGCGGTGGCGGTGATGCTGGTCGAGTTTATTCTGATGGAAATCAAAACAATTATGCCGATGGCTGGGATGATTCTACAAATAATTATGTGATTAATGAGCCTGTTGGTTATACGAGTTCTAGCGGTGGCGTTAAAGCTTATGAATATCAGGGTGTATTGTCTCTAAACGTTCAAGCAGGTGCTGGAAGGCAAGGCCATACAGGAAGTGTAGAAAAATTATCTTTATCAAACGCCAATCCTCAAATAGTTTCAAGCACATCATTTACCCCGCTTAATTATGACCTTAGAGGGGTCGGTGGCGCTGCTGGTGGTGGAGTAGTTCAAACTTTAAATGGCGGGTTATACTCAAAAAGATCAAACGGCGGTACTGGTGGCGATGGTGGGTCAGGAATAATGTTCGTTTGTCGCGGTCTTGTTTTTGGTATTGATGGGAATATCACAACTTCTGGTGATGATGGTATTGTGGCTAGTGGTGAGACGAATTTTTCATATTTACCAGACGCTGTTGGCGGGTCCGGTGCTGGTGGCGCACCTGGTGGAATAGTTATTTATCTCGATGGGTCTGGCTCTACTCAACCAGCCTTCAGTGGATCAAATCATATTGCGCGATATGGAGCGACACCTGTACCTACCCAAACAATCCAGACATGGTTAGGTGTTGATTTTAGGCGGTTAACAGATTTAACAGGCTACATGACAGCAACCCCGCCACCATCAAACATAGACGCTTCACAAGGTATGCGACTGGTTAAATATTTAGGTGACAACAACCAAAAGTACACCGCACCAAACCCCGAGGGCCCGAAAAAAATATCAAACTTGGAAGTTTCTTCTGGTACTGACTATTTGAAAACTTTACCAGACGGAACAGTGGTTAGTGGTGCATTGGTTGACTGGGATGGTTCGTTAGATAAGGACGTTTTTAGATATGAAGTTTATTGGAGGTTAAACGAATTTAGCCCAGAAACAAACGTGCTAAGTATCACCTCTACTTTTCCCGCTGTAGTTACGACCGATGGCGATCATGGGTTGGTGACAGGTGATAAAGTGTTTTTACTTTACATTGGTTATTATGCCTTGTCTGGGGATAGAAGGGTCACAGTTTTAACTTCCACCACTTTTGAAGTTGACGATTTTGATGTAACTTTCATACATACTAAATCTGCTACTGCCGGTGGTACAGTCAGACGCTTGCAAAAAGATCAACCGTGGACATTAGGGAGTTCTATTTTAGCACCTAATACAGAATCTTTGCTTTACGGCATGTTTGAGGACGGTGGACTTTATGATTTTAAAGTTCATGCTATAAATATTTTTTGGCAAGCAAGTGAAACTATTAGCATCGCGGGTCAAACAATTACGGGTAAATCAGTAGCACCCAATCCACCAACAAGTGTGACAGTAAGAAGTGACCCAGCCGGTGCGCGTCTTGAGTGGGTATGTCCTTCCGACTTGGATATGAAGATTTATGAAATATACATGTCGAGTGCCAACACAATCCCACCTAACCCACTGTATCGGGTTGCGGCAAGTACGGCGGGAACTAATCAATATTACACAATCCCATTACATGAGGGGACGAGTAAATATTTTTGGATTAAAGGTCGAGATACAAGTGATCTTTTAAGCACTTCAGTGGCTTCGAGTCCTGCAAATTACAAGCGTCCACTTGCCACAATTATTAACCCTACAGCAACCTTTCATCAAGCAACCGCGCCACTCGGTAGCAATGGTGATGTTTGGCATAATACGACTGATGATACATTTTATCGCCTTGATAGTCAGTCTGCACCACTTGAAAAAACAACTGAATTACAACCAAGCGATAATGATATCAGTGATTTTTTTGGTTACGATGTTTCTATTTCAACAAATGGCTTGATAATTGTGGTTAGTGCTGTCGGGTGGGACGGCACTGGTGGTAGCGCCCAAGGTGCGATTTATACTTTTGATTGGGATGGCTCTAGTTGGAATGAGCGATCAACAATACTCACGGCAAGTGATGCTGCTGCAAGCGACAGTTTCGGATCAGGTATATCTTTATCAGGAGACGGCACAGTGCTGGCAGTTGGTGCTGATAAATGGGATGGTGCCGGAGGAGCAAATCAAGGTGCTGTTTATGTATTTGACTGGGATGGTTCTAGTTGGAATGAGCGATCAACAATACTCACGGCAAGTGATGCAGATGTTTCTTTTTTCTTTGGCATCAGGTGTGACCTCTCAAACGACTGGTTAATATTGGCAGTTGGGTCTGATGGATGGAATCCTGGCGCCGCTGCAAACCAAGGTGCAGTTTATGTATTTGACTGGGATGGTTCTAGCTGGACTGAGAGAACAACAGCACTTACAGCGAGTGATGCAGCAGCGAGTGATTTGTTTGGTGTCGGATTGGGTTTGTCCAACAATGGTTTAACGCTGATAGTTGGTGCAGATGGCGCAACTTCAAATGAAGGTGCAGTCTATGTCTTCGATTACAACGGAACTTCATGGGTTGAAAGGTCATCAATTCTAGTCGCATCAGCGCCGAGCACAGGTGATGATTTCGGTATAGGAACAGGTGTGTCAAGCGATAGTGCGGTATATGTGATTGGTGCGTCAGGGTATGGGGTTAATCATGGTGCAATCTATGTGTTTAGCCCAAATTGGCAACCCATCTCAGACCAAACAGGCTCTCACATACTCGAAACATTCTCTGATGATTTAGTGATTGACGGGGATATGGAGCGGGATGATGTTTTATATTGGAGTGGAACCTCTACAATACCATCCAAGGACGCATCTACGTATAAATACGGCTCACAATCGCTAAAAATTACAAACACATCAAGAGCTACACAATCTCTGTATAATGGTGATAAATTATTTGTGCCGGTCGAGTCGTTAGATACACTTGAATATAGATGCTGGGCTAGAAGCGATGGTTCTGTTGCGGTTAGGCTAACCATAGAGTTTTATCAGGGCGATAAGTCTACTTATATTAGTGAATTGACATTAACCCACAATACGGCAACATGGACTCAAAAAACAGCAACCGGAGGCACTGTCCCAGCAAATGCTAGATACATGGTTGTAACTTGTGACTTATCCGCGTCTGGAACTGGATATCTTGATGCGATCTTTATTCGGCGCGAATAACCAATTTTGGACAATACACAGCATAAAACCTACAATATTAACCATAACAATAATATTCCTTATGGGGCTAATCGTGATAATTAGGCAGGACGATTTAATGATAGATAAAGCGGCGGAAGTTTCACAAAATGTAACGCTCGGATTAAGCGGTGGGGTTACGATTTATGGCGTGTATTTTCAGTCGATAGAATCATTTATCGGCGCAACGGTGATGATTAGCACCTTTCTTGTCATGTGGTATTACTCGCACAAGAGAACTAGAATTTTAGAAAGACAAGCTGATCGGGATGACAAATGAGAACCGACTTCAAGCAATTAGAATATTTACACAAAGACCTTCGTAAGTTACTCGCATGGCTTGAGAATGAAACCGGCCTAGAGTTTACCGAAACAAGTTCATATCGACCCGGTGACAAGGGGGTGCACGGTACAAGCCCAGTGAGAGGATATGATTTAAGAATGCGAAACCTACCCATAGGAAACGCCATAACTCATTTTATTAATTACAACTGGCAATACGACCAAGATAGACCTAACTTAAAGTGTGCTGTATTACATGGTGAAGGCGCGAATATGCATCTCCACTTACAAGTCCACTCAAACACCGAAACAGTTTTTTAAGGAATAAATCATGCGAGTACTAGCCTTCATTATTTTAATCTTCATCGTCATGCAATTATTCGGCTGCGCTCAAACAAACAGCTTTACCCGTGAACAAGTTAATGAGTTTTGTAGTCATTCAAAACAACATCGAGATATCATGCTTTTACCATTAACCGACAAGGCTCTAGAGCCGCATTCGGTTTCGATACATTGCAACTGCGAGTACGGCTTTAAATTTGACCACGAAACGGAGAAATGCGGATAATGGAAGAACCTAAACAAGAAAAGCCACAATTTGAGATCATAGAGAAAGCCTTGACGCTGATGATTTTAATTCTAGGGCTCAGCGTTTTAGCCCCTTTTATCGTTGCGGCATTTCACAGCAAAGACGTTGCCTTGGTTGCAATGATTTTAGAGGTGGAGCTAGACTCTCAATTTTGGATGATAGTATCTGCATTAGTAGCCGCATTGGGTATTAATAAAGTAGGTAAAAATAAACCCTAAAGTAATTCAAATTTAGGTCGCTAAACCATTCTCAAATCAAAGGGAATGGTTATGGAGACTCACAGGATTGAATCACACAGCGTCGTTAATGGGTTATTAGTCTTGAATGGCCACTTTGTCACAATCGACAATAAACAGTACTTTGAAAGTCTTTCAGGGTATTTAATAGACATAGA